GGTCTCCAACTGAGATCATATCTCGGTTTGTATTCCATACACCCTTGGGGTTCTACTACGAGGATGCCGATCATGAACAGATCACGGACAAATGATGGGAGGTTTTCCGAATGCGGTTCTTATTACGCATTTGGTAACCTTCAAGATTTTGCCTGTATCACTCATGGTCCGTATGAAAAGTGTGATGATACTGTCGGAGAACGCGAAACGAGTAATCGTTTCGATCTCGTCCGTACATTCACACATTTTCCTACTGTCACCGGTGCCGGGGAATTTGTTGGATATCCTATCCAATATCATCCAGGGCCCGATGACCCACGCGGTGTTTGGCCAGCGTACAATCTTGCTACGCTGAACGATGCCGCTTGGGAGATACTCGCTAAGACTAATCCGAGTGTTCCAGAAGTGAACATTCCGGCTTACTTAGGCGAGTTGAAGGACATCCCGGGTACGCTAAAGGACTGGGGCCATTCTCTAATTAGAGATGCTGCTAGGGGATTTATCACCTATCAGTGGGCCTTCAGACCTTTAGTATCTGACCTCCGGAAGCTCTTAAGGTTCCAACAGTCGGTGGATAACCGAATGAGGGAACTGTACGCGCTTCGGGATGGTAGAACTTTGAGAAGACGTTGTCACCTGGTTAGAGCCACGTCGAATTATACCAATAACGTGCAGTTGCACGGTATTCGGTTTATTCTTCGAGGCGATCGTGCCGTAGTGATGCGAACCGAATCTTGGGGTACTGCGGAGTGGAAACTCGCAGCAGGCTCCAAGCTTCCTGAAATGGGCGCGCGGCCTCTTAGAGGCTTAGCGTGGACCAGTGCAGGCGGTATCGATAGCTATGGCGCGTTAGCAGCTGCATGGGAGTTAACTCCATGGAGCTGGCTAGCGGGTTGGTTCTCGAACATTGATAATTGTATCAAGGCGAGTAACAACGCGCTGGGTCTAACCTTTGGCCGAATCAGCCTGATGCGTACTTCGACTTCCAAGTCGATTTACACAAATACTTCAGGCCCAATCCCTTCTCAGTACACCCTTTCGGGGTGGTATGAGGAGGAAATGACTCGGAAGGAAAGATTTCCAGTCTTTCCTGTGATTCCGTTTCCTCTCCCAACCTTGCCTGTATTAACTACAAGGCAAGTGTCGATCCTAGGTTCATTGGCCGTTCTCAAGGCCATTAAGCCTTGGGAACGGTTCGATTTACTCTAGGAGGTCTCGCATGTTAGGTTCTACTCTCGTTCTTCCCCAGGCTGGTGGTGACATCACCCTGGTGAAGATCAATCAGGACGAGTATTCGTCAGAATACAAGTTCCGCAACTCAACGTCGATGTATGTCGCCAAGATTCGTCACAGCAATGTGACGAAAGGCGTCGACAAGGTGAAGTATGATCGACACAACTTTGAAGTTGTGCAGACCATCTTCGCCTCAGGTGCCGTGGCGGAGTATGAACGCAAGTTCTACTTCGTCATGGAAAACCTGGCATCGGACACTTCGGTCGCTATGGCTGATGCGGTCGCCGATCTGGCGATTGCGTCTACCAATGCTTTCCTGGTGTCGTTGGGCGGCTGGGAGTCCTAAAGAAGAGGTCACAATCCATTCAATAGTAAGAAACTATTGATTGTTATCTAGACTCGTCGTCTAGACGGAGAATGACTTACTTCGACTTCCAGTAGATTGTTGAGGAGTTCTCTAACAGCATGGGACATTTCAAGGAGTTAATCCCTGTATGTCTAAATGCCATGTTAGCGAGCTGAGAAACGTGTACACTAGCCTCTTCCAAGATGCTAGGTACGCGTTCCCGACGCTGGAGATGGAATTTGAGAGAGATCTCACCCGTCTCCTGAGTCTCGTGGAGCAAAGGGGAATACAAGTTTATCTTGTAGACCTCCCAGCTGTTGGTAAGCACCTAGATAGGTGTCTTGCCGGCGGCCATTACGAACTGTCAGGTTTACCTCTGACGAAGAGGTTTTCTGGCAGAGTAGTGATCCCGAAGTTTCTTCGGGGACTCTACTTAATGGTTTTTCACGAGACAGGTCGCTTGAAGGATGACGCAGACACTGAGGCTATATACTTCCTGCGGCAAATTTTATTTGCTGCTAAGAAGGCTAACCTCGCCTGCACCGATGACAAAGTCGTGAACGAAGTTCTCGAATTTGTCGCGGTCGATGAGTCGTTACCAGAACTCGATGAGTTCTGGAGTTCGGAGCCCACTACCTCTAGTTACAGAAAGGAAACAGACTATGGAGGATTCCAAAAGTCTGCCCTGTATGCGACCAGAATTAGTGCTCTGCCTCCGCATAAGCGTGGGCAACTCACAGTCTTCCTGGCTGCTCTTGACTTCGTGTCAGGTGCAGTTACCTCCGCACTCGGATCATACGATCCAAGTGAGTGGAGCTTCAAGCACGGACCAGGCGCTGTTTCAGAGACCGTTGGCCCTTCCAATAAGTACTATTGGAAGAACTGGTCGGATTCTCTGGAAAGCGAATACCCGATCGCCGACTATGGTTTCCATAGTTACGCGAGTTGGGCAGACAGAGCAAACCGTGGCGACTGTGTTGGTACGCAAGTACCTCAAAGTCGACTGGTTGCTGTTCCGAAGACCTACTCGAAACCTCGGCTCATTGCCGCGGAACCGAGCGAGAATATGTGGTGCCAGCAGAATTGCTGGGACTACTTCTCTCAGCGATGCAGAGACACTTGGATTGATCAGTTTGTTCGCTTCCGCGACCAAACTCTCAATCAAGAACTTTGCAAAGCTGGCTCTTTGGATGGCACGTTGGCTACCGTTGATTTATCAGCGGCTAGCGACCGTGTTACCTGTCACGCGGTAGGCCAGTTGTTTCGGAGTAATCCGAAGCTACTAAGGTGCCTACGCGCGTTTCGTACCCCTTGGGTCGGACAGACTTTGACGCAAAAAGCGCCAGAGAAAATCCGGCTGAGAAAATTCTCAACAATGGGTAACGCCTGCACTTTCCCGGTCGAGTCCCTGCTCTTCTTCTGCATTGCTGCCGCCGCGGTGTTGGTACACCGTGGTAAGCGTCTTTGCATGAGAGAGGTCGAGGCTCTAGTAGGGGAAGTGGCCGTCTTCGGAGATGACGTAGTCAT